GGTTCCCTAGGCGTGCACACTAGTTTTGTGCAACTTTGGAAATGATTGGGCATCCACTTACCGTAAATCTCTCCGATTTACATTCAACCACTCCCGTTGCGCTCCTAACCCGTTCCCAACAATCCTAATAACTTCCATGACAATTACAATTTTAACAACATAACAAATGCCATCCCGGTCAGTATAATAGCTTAGGGGATTAATTAAAAATGACGTCAATTGAGAAGAACGAAACTCCTGCACTTTCGCCATCACCAAGTGATGAGCGGTCCCTCCCAGAGGTTGAAGCACTACCCCGTGCGTTGGATCTCAAGCTCAAAAAAGCTTGTAGAGAATACGCACTCCAGGATGCCATAGGAAAAGTGGCATCTGCAGTGGATCTTGATACTATAGATGTGTCTGCTGTTCATGATTATATGGACCTGACCGCTCAAAATCCACCTTCACTCGAGGAGGAACCACCATCCCTTGAATTAGATGAAGAAATTCCTGAGGCCCTTCGTTCTAATCTAGACGACGACGACGATGACGATGAGGAGGTTGGCGAAATCATAGAGCATCCTGTTGATGACTCTTCACAACCTCCCTCAGTCACTGTACCTCCAGTTGTTGATGAGAAACAAGAAGAAGTCTCTGTCTTCACAGTCGATTCCAGACTGCAGAAAATGCGCTGTATCGACACCAAGTCACAAAGTTCAACAACTTCCGTGAAACCCCCCGCCCAGAGCGGTATGGGGGCGAACATGGATTTAATGAACGATGAATTGACCAAGAAATTCGGTGCCCGAGCAGTTCAGAAAATCGGCAAGCACCTTGAAGGTCTTATTCTTCTAATTACTGGTCTCAGGTATGATGACAAGTTTGAAGCAATTGTGACTCGATGTTTGCTATTCCTTAATGGAATTTTGGATAGTGGTATCATCATGGGTGTTCAAGAAATTTTAATGGCCTATATTAAAAATATTGACTCACCCAAACTTGAGCAGGAAAAGCTCGAAGCCCAGGAGATTGCGGGAAAAAATACTCCTGAGGCTTCAGCCATTGAACTGTGGAAGGCGCTTAAGCAAGGAATTTTTACTAAGCATCTTTCATACGTCATGGGAACTGTTTTCGCGGTAGCGACGTGTAAACTTTCAAATATTACTTTCAACCATCCTTTGTTTGATAACATGATTAAGCAGTCAGAGGCAACTTCATTTGATGCTTTTGACTTGGTGGATCATTTGTGCCAACTTTACAATTGGTGCTCCACTGTTGGACTAGCATGTTTCACTCAAGGCAGTCTTGATCCCTTGCGATTTAATTCCGACACTCTTGCTGTTTGCCACGAACGTTTCTATTTCTGGCAAAACCGATTTGTTGAACTCAAGCGGGAAACGAATCCTGATCCTGCTGAAAGAACACAAATGTATATTGAGATGGAAGAAGTCGTAAAGAATCTTCAGAGTTTTGTCAAGTACGATCGAGACAAATTCATGACTCCCATGTCATCAACATTGTTGCGAGATGC